TCTAAGGAGTGAACATGCGTAAAACATTCACCATCACTGTATACAACGATGCCGGACATGCTTGGGGCAAGGTGAAGAGACAGGTGTTGCAGGAGCTTAACCTGCTGCCCAAGGTTAGCCCTAACAGCTACCAGTACAAAGACAATGTCTACCTCGAAGAGGACTGTGACTTGAACATGCTGTGCCAACTCTTGAATGAACAGGATGTTCGGGTTAAGTTTGTTGAGAAGTTTACCAATGGTAACAGCCGTATCAGATCATACGAAAGGTTTCAAGCATGACAGTTTTACAAGTAAAAACAAGAGGTGTGCATGGCACAGACTTCAACATTCAAGATAAGAATGACTGCGCTGTACGAGCTTTAGCTAATGTGTCTGTGCTGTCCTACCCTGAGGCACACAAGCAGATCTCTGAGGGCGGTAGGCGTAAGAACAGAGGCACTCCATGGGGCATTCTGCACACTGTCTACACTGTCAATGGAGGCAAGCCCATATACTACGGTGCAAACATGAGGAGAACGGCTCAGAAGTACACTGTTCCTATTCAGGAAAAGGGCATGACACTAGGCACTTTCCTTAAGGAAAACAAGCGAGGATCTTTTATTGTGCTAGTGAGAGGGCATGCCTTAGCTGTCTGTGATGGTAGCATCATCGACACCATAGCGAGTAAGGCCGGCACTAGAGTGAGAGCTGTGTACAAATTCTAAAGGAAACACATGACACTGAAAGTGAAAATATTAAAGGCCATCATTGCCGAAGGCTTCAGCATCATGCCAATGGTGCACTGTCCTGATGGATATTATGAGGACTACGATCATTGGGAGGAAGTGGAAACAGATGAGGGTGTGTTCAACATCAACTTCTACAGTGATGGAGAAGACTTCTACATCACTGCCTACCCACTACTGGAGAGTGCTGAAGGATGGTACACAGACCATGACACATGGATTACCATCATGAAGACACCTGTCACTCATGTGGCATAAGAAACTGGCACTGGGGGTGATGGCCTTAACAGCCTTTCCCTTAGGTGTCATACTGCCCCACTCTTATAACATCAAAGACTATCGCTGTATGGTAGACAATCTCTACCATGAGGCTAGAGGCGAGGGTGTTATAGGGATGGGGGCTGTGGCCTCTGTTGTTTTAAACAGAGCCAAGCAAAAACACAAGAGCATATGTGATGTGGTGTATCAGCACAAGCAATTCTCTTGGGTAGGTAAGCGTCTGAGTAAGCGAGACAATCTACATGATGTATTCATTGTAGCCACTCATGCACTGGACGGGACATTGGTTGATGTCACAGGGGGTGCGACACACTACCATTCGGCAGCAACAAAACCTAAATGGACAAAACACATGGTGTTTTTAGTAAGAATTAACAATCACATTTTCTACAGGGAGAAATGATATGGGTTTAGATATGTACTTGAGAGCGAAGAAATATTTCTGCAGTGACAATCCTGTAGCCACTCAAATAGCAGAGGCAGTGGGTGTCAATCGGGAAGTATCAGAGGTGTCATACAGGGCAATGTACTGGCGTAAGGCCAACTGCATTCACCAGTGGTTTGTTGACGAGGTGCAGGAAGGTGAAGACAATTGCCGTCCATATGAATTGGATAGGGAAAAACTTGTTGCACTTGTAGACCTCTGTAAGAGAGCACTGACAACCAAGAATGCAACTCTCCTACCCACTGTAAGTGGATGTTTCTTTGGATCTACTGAAGTGGATGAGTACTACTGGGAAGACTTACAAGACACCATCAATGGACTCGCCAAGGTGCTTGAGGATTTTCCTGAAGATTTTTATTTTGAATACCAAGCAAGTTGGTAAGGAGGACACATGATGGATCGAAGAATTAAAAGCTATGCGGTACAAATCACTTGGGACGATGGAGAGACAGAAACCCGTGAAGATTTCCCGCCCATACCTTACATTGAAGAATGGATGGATGAGATTGAACTCGAAGAAAACAAAGCATACAACATGATTGTTGAGGAGGACACATGATAACTATATTCTTTGAACGTGACGGCAGTGTATGTGAGTCAGTGCACTTTGCAACTGAGGCATGTTACATCACTTGTTACAGTGCACTTGAGCATTATGCTAGGCTCAACAACTTAGACATGACAGAGATAAAAACAAATGAAGAATGGCATGAGGAACATGAGGCTAGTTGGAACAACACATAAGGGGATGAAAATGAAAGTAATTTGTAAATATAGCAATCGTATTTTAAATGAAGTAGAAATACTTAAAGAAATTAATCGTGATCGTTCGGAAGAATGGACTGATTATGACTTGAAAGATTTAAAAGAGGACTTTGAAGATACAACTTATTGGATTGACAGAGACTATTATATTGTTGAGATGGGAGATTGAAAAATGAAACAATTAACTATAAATTTAGAAGAGACGGACGATGCAATGATTCAAATTCTTGCTAAACATGCGGTGTTAAACGGAGAATATTCTAAGGACTTTGACTATGCATATGAGTGCGAGTGGAGGTACTTTGAGGATGAATTAAATAGAATGGGAGAATGAAGAATGACACCAATTGACCAAGCATTTTTTGAAATGTATAGCGGAAACATATCTGAATGTAGCGAAGAAATCTTATTGCGGTTTTTAAAAGATAACGATTCTGTTGACTGCTTTGATGGTTATTCACACTTGATGGATACCTACATTGCGTTTACCGCAGGCATTGCATACGGAATGAAACACAATGTCCCTACACTTTCGTAGGTTTTTCAACACCGGTTACAATTGTGACCACAACATCATCAGTTTACTTTCATTTTTTACTCAGGAGATTTTATGACATACGCAATTCCAACACTTCCCACAGCCCTCGACTTCGATCCCATCAGAGAACAGGCCACACGTAATGGTAGCCCTGTAGAGGGTAGATTCTGGGTGATCAATCCCCTTAATGATTCCATCATTGGTGATGGCAAGACAGTGCACAACCCACAGAACTACCGCAAAATGTGGGACAGTTTGTGGATGGGCTTGAGCGAGTCAACACTTGACCTCACCGGTGTAGAAATCAAGGCACGTAGCATTGACAATGGTGCTGCCATGAGAGCAGAGATTGTGCTACCTAACCATGACTTCAGTGGACGTTTAGGCGAAGCCTCCAAGATGAAGATTGTGATAGGTGACAGCCATGATCAGACGGTTAAACGCTCTGTGTCTGCAATGATCTTACGCTTAGCATGCACCAATGGCATGATTGCTGTGAGAGAAAAGATTGGGTTTGCTCAAAAGCACACCACATTCAGTGACCCACAGGTGATTGGTGCTATTGCAAGTGGATGGTTGCCTCAGTTAGAAAGCGAAGTTGATCTCATGAAAGAGATGACTGTCATCAAGATTGATCAGGATACAGCTATCAAATTCTACCGTGAGAACGTAGCTAAATACCGCACATCCACTGGATGGAAGTATAACGAAAAGATGCTTGAGCGTATCATTCAGATACACAACAGCTATGACATGGGCAACAATGCCTACAGGGTATACAACACCCTCACTCACCTATCAACCCACGTTGAGGTGATGAAGGCCGGTGCTGATGTAGGACGTAAGCAATTACGTATGGAACAGGACATCGAGACGGTGCTCAGAGGTAGCTTCCAAGAACTCATTACACAATAACAACACGTAAGGTTACACAAAGTGTAACTTTATGTAGAAAGAAATTATGCATCAAGATAAAGCAATCGGAATGTTCATGGGCTTATTCATAGGGGATGCACTGGGTGCACCTCTAGAATTTATTCGTCCAGAGGAAATGAAATATGTACTGTCAGAGATGGAGGGTGGTGGTGTACATAACACCAAGGAAGGGGAGTGGACAGACGATGGTGCTATGGCTATGTGTATAGCAGATGCCTACATCACTGAGAGAAACTTTGTTCCTGAACAAGTGGCTTTTAATTTCAAGACATGGAAAAAAACTGGACACTTTGGTACACGTAACTATCTGTTTGACATAGGTAGAACATGTGCCGAAGCCATTGACAAGATGACTATGGAAAATCCATATCAAGGGGGCACAGCCCCTAACAAGAGTGGGAATGGAAGCATCATGCGACTAGCCCCCATCATCCTGTACAACCACAACAACTATGCTAATGCACTGGCACAAAGCATTGCCATCTCTCTCATGACTCATGGCAACACAGACACAGTTGATTACATTGCTGCCTTTGCCACTGAGCTTTTCTATGGAGAAAAGAAAGAAGAGTTTGATGGGCTACGTCATTACCAAATAAAAGGAATGAGTACACAGGGAAAGGGTTCCATCATGCATGCTTATAACATGGCATGGCATTGTGTTGAGATGACACATTCGTTTGAGGATGCTGTTGTGATGGCTGTTAACAAGGGCCATGATGCTGACACAGTGGGTGCAGTGACAGGTATGTTAGCAGGTAGGAAGTATGGATACAAGGGTGTGCCACAGAGATGGAGAGAAAAACTTGTTGACCATGACAAGCTTGTCGATGTGGCTGAGCAACTATATGCACTGGGAGCAAGAGAATGAAAGCAGTTATCAAAGATGGAGTTGAATGGAGGCCATTCGTTATGGGATATAAAACTGATGAAGGCAACTTCACCAGTATCTTCTATGCCGTATCCCCTGAGCATGCCCGTCTCATCATCCAAGATATCAGAGACACTGTTGAATTGGTGGGCGAGGTGGTTCTTTCATGAGAGAACTATCTCCATACCTTTTCAGGTATATTAAAAATCGAAGGATATCTTATAGATATATACCTCCACAGGATGCGGTTGATGCAGGGGTGGTGGTGCGTAAGTCTTTTGGTAACAAAGGCAGAGAGGCAATTGAGTTTGCAGAGGCACAGAACAAGGCCATGTATGCATGGAAGGCTGAGCGTAAGCATCTCAAGAATCTCTCTACCAGTGCGAGGGTGATTGACCTCATTAAAAGTTACAAAGAAAGTATTAACTTTGAAAAGCTTGCAGATAACACCAAGCATGAGTATGCTTATTCCCTATCACGATGGCTTGATACAAAGGTGGCGGGTGTACCATTGAAGACAGCAAAGCTGATGGGCATCAACACACCCATGTGTCAGCGTCTATACGAGGAACATGCGGGGCACAGCACAAGCCTAGCCAACCACAGCCTAGCTGTGTACAGATTGTTATTTAATTACGCAATCAGGCACGGGTTCACACAGCACAACCCATTCAGCAGAGTGCTTAGAAGGGCTGACAAGCCACGCAAAGTGGTGTGGTCTAGGGAAGAGATCAAAAAGTTTTTAGATGTGGCCTACAGTTCTTTTAAATGGAGGAACATAGGACTCATTGTGCAGATGGCACATGAGTGGGGACAACGTATGGGTGACATGCGTACCTTGAAGTGGTCAGATTACAACATTGAAACTGGTGTATTGTCATTGGAACAAAGCAAAAGAAGGGCTAGAATAACCATCCCAACTTCTGTAGGATTACAAGAGATGCTTAAGCAACAGCATGAAGACTATGGATGGCAACAGTATGTTGCCCCATCTGACATACCTGACAGGCAAGGTGGCCTTAAGCCATTTGGTAAGACACAATTGTCTAGGCATGGTGATGCCATCAGGACAGAGGCAGGGATATCTAATGAACTCATGCTCATGGATTTGCGAAGGACAGCAGTGACTGAAATGATTGAAGCAGAAGTACCGTTGCCAAACATCATGGCAATGACGGGACACGCCACTCCACAGAGCGTAGCTCCCTATCTTAAACACACCCTGAAAGGGGCAACTGTGGCAGCAAGAATGAGAGGTTTTGTATGATGGAATATTTTATTGAAACAATAATTATCTTTGGTATTTTTTATGCCGTCTTAATGGTGGGCGTGTGGATAATTTCAAAACTTACGGAGTGATGATGGAGATACATAAACTTGAGGATTTAATTGCAAAGCTTTGGTATACCTGTGAAGATTTAGACACAGTGGTGTGGTCTTTGTTTGATAGAGAGACAGCACCTACAGAGGACGAGCTTGCCAATGCATTAATAGGTATTCGTTACGTATTAAACATGAAGTGTGAACAGTTGATGCAGGGATACGAAAATGTACTGCGTGATAACGAAATAAATTATGCACCAAAATGGCATTTATAAAAACACATCTTCCCTGTGAAACCTGTGGTAGTAGTGATGGCTTAAGCCTTAACGAAGACCATTCAACCAAGTGCTTTGTGTGTGACACTTTCACACCATCAACATTAGTATTGGACACAACAATGATAGAAGAGATAACGATTGAGGTGAAGGACACTGTCTACCTTACCAAGTATAGGAGTGGTGTGCCTGTATCTGTATCAGATAGGCGTATCACTAGGGCATCAATGGAAAAGTATGGGGTGGTGTTGTATGATGGGGCATACTTGTTTCCTTATTATGATAAGGACAGTCAGATTGTAGCCACAAAGAATAGAGAACTAAAGGACAAGAAGTTCTCTACCAGTGGGCAGTGGAGCAAGGGCACATTGTTTGGACAGAATCTATTCCCATCAGGTGGCAGGTATGTCACCATCACCGAAGGTGAGTTTGATGCACTGGCTGCACACCAGATGACAGGTTCTAAATATCCTGTTGTATCTATAAGAAACGGTGCAGGGTCTGCATTAAAAGACTGCAAGAAAGAATATGAATACATCAATAGCTTTGAAAACATAGTGGAATGTTTTGATGCGGATGAGCCGGGCGTGAAGGCATCTAAGGAAGTGGCTGAATTGTTTGGTAGTAAGTGCAAGATATTTAAACCCATGCCAGACTATAAAGATGCCTGTGAGTGGCTGTCTTCTAGCAAAGAAGCGTCCTTTGTGGACAGGTGGTGGAGAGCTGAGACATTTGTACCTGATGGCATAGTGTCAGGCTCTAGCCTTTGGGATGAGGTGTCTAAGCCCATGCCCCCTGCAGATTGTATGTACCCATGGGTGGGGTTGAATGGCCTCACGTATGGCATTAGGTTTGGTGAACTGGTGACAGTGACAGCAGGTAGTGGGTTAGGTAAGAGTCAGGTGTTACGTGAGATTGTGTGGCACTTGTTACAAAAAACACCAGACAACATTGGCCTAATGTTCTTAGAAGAAAGTATTAAAAAGACAGGGCTAAGTGTAATGAGTTTGGCTGCCAATGCTCCACTACATCTACCTGATTCAGACATAGGTGAAGAGGAAAGGCGTAGGGCTTTTGATGATACACTTGGCACTGGAAGGCTGTACTTGTTTGATCACTTTGGTAGTACAAGTATTGAGAACATTGTAAACAGGGTTAGGTACATGGCGAAGGGACTTGGATGCAAGTATGTATTCTTAGACCACTTATCCATCATCATATCTGCACAAGACAATGGTGATGAACGTAAGGCCATTGATGAAATTATGACCAAGCTTAGGATGTTAGTACAAGAGACTAACATTGGCCTTATAATTGTCAGCCATCTTAAGCGTCCATCAGATAAGGGACATGAAGAAGGGGCGGTGACTAGCCTAGCTCAGCTTAGAGGATCTGCATCCATTGCACAACTTAGTGATATGGTGATTGGGCTTGAAAGAAATGGGCAAGCAGAAGTGGAACAGCACAGGAACACAACACATGTTAGGGTGTTGAAGAATAGATTCAGTGGGACAACAGGACCCGCATGTAGGTTGTTGTACAACAGACACACTGGCAGGATGTTAGAGATGGAAGAGGAAGAAGGGGAACCACTATGAGTGGATGGCGTAAGAAACAAATTCAACAGGAGCAAAACATGCAAGCATTTCCAAGCACACAACCCATTCATTTGGATGGTAAGTTGATAGGTAAACAAGACTCTTCAGGCATGACGTTAAGACAGTGGTATGCAGGTATGGCAATGCAAGCCTTAATCATTGCATACAAGGGAGAGGACAGCGAGTCTGCATCAGCATCAGCCTTTGAGTATGCCGATGCCATGCTCAAGGCAGGTGATGTATGATTGATGAGCACATCATCAGGGTGCTTGCTGATAAAGTGGGTGGACGTATAAGTGATGTGCCCTTACGTAAGCTGATTATGTTTGCTGATCTGATAGAAGAACATGTGCTACATAAAGAAACTGTACCCACATGGTTGTTCAGATCTCCATTGGTGGATGAAATAGTGGATGAGGAGGATTGAAAATGACAGAAGAACTAATGCTTGAGTTGTGGCACAAGGCAGGTGGTGACATCTATGTGTATGCTGACTTGGTAGCAGAAAAAGAACGTGAGGCGTGTGCAAAGATTGCTGACGAATACGCTGACGGGTTGGAACGTAATTACTCAGAAATCATTGTAGACGCAATCAGAGCAAGGGGACAAGAATGAATGCTTTTTTAGTACAAAACGAATTCGGCATTATGGTTGTGGATATATTTGCATTGTGGCTTAGCACTCATTCACTAGGTGAAATAGATGACCCACATCCAATTCATAATGTCATTCCGGTGGATATATTTTTGATTGGAGTAAATCATGATTAAAGACGCAGAAGATGAAGAGTTTGAACGCATTGAAAAAGAAGTAGCATGGCGTAGGGAACAAACACCAAAGCCATTTGAATTCTGGAATGTAGTAGAAGGGTGGACAAAGATTGACCTGCCCACATTACAACGTGAGCCAAGATGGAAAGAATGGCGTGGGCTTACGGATGTGGAGATTGAACATGCTTATATGAATACAAAAGATTTTGTAGATATGGCAAGAGTCTTGGAAGATATTTTAAAAGGGAAGAACACATGACCTATGAAGAAATTGTAGAGGTGGCTGAGCAGGTATATGGTAAGTGCCAATGGAGTGAGGCTGCTTTAAATCATCTTGAAACTTTTGCCAAACTGGTAGCAGAGAAAACAATTAATGATACTCAGATGGCAACTAAGTATATAAAACAGCATGCAAATGATATCAGGGAAACAATAACACCACAAGAAGCAATAGCATTTTTAGTGTTCATTGGATGGACAAGAAATAAAATTGCAAAATATTGTGGAACAGATCACAGTGTCATCTGTAGGATATCAACTGGGCATACACAAAGTTGTAACTACATATTGGCAGATTCATTAAGAGGTTTGGTGGATAAAATAAAAACACATCACAACATAAAGGAAACGTATGAAGAAGTATGATGGACTTGATGAAGCCATACTGGGACCTGCCCACATATGGAGAGAAAACACGATGGTGCCTGTGCTTGTATATGATGCTGAGATGATACGTAGTATATTCATGACACGGGATGGCATGACAGCGGATGAAGCTAGAGAATTTATTGAATTCAATATTGAAGGTGGGTACATTGGTATTGACACACCAGTGCTTGTTTGGACTGATGACTTATGGAGTGATGATGATGAATAAAAAAAGTGTAGAAAAATTAAATAAATTTTACGGAAAAAAGTGGGAACAGTTTTATTATTTAGGTAGAGCCATTGATTTGTTTGAATATAAAAATGAAACGTCTATGTGGCTTAACCTACTCATGTATGCAGAATGCCAGTATAAAACAAGTGAAGTAGTGAGAAAACTTTCTGAAGAAGATATGGAAACTTTATTTGGTTGTGGCGGTAAAATCTTTGTGGCGATAGGAAAGAATACAATGGAAGTTCAATACAAGGACAAACCAATTATTAAATATACTGGTAAGCCCCAATTCTTTGATGAAGGTATCTACGAGTATGCCCGTGTTCATGGACTAAACCATCCCAAACTAGGGAAGGGAGACATACGTACATCCATGATCTTAAGTAAAGATAAGAATGGCACTACGTTTGAAACTATGAATAGCATATACAAAAAAGTATGATCTATTTAGACATAGAAACTAACACAAAGCATGACACCATCTGGCTATGTGTTACATACAAGGAAGGCATCATACGTCATTGGCGTGATGCCTCTGGCCTGCAGCACTACTTGCAAGACAACGCTGTATGTGGGCATAACATCATTGGCTTTGATGCACCGGTGTTGAAGAAGGTGTGGGGTGTGAATATCAATAAAGATTTGTTGGTGGATACATTGGTGATGTCACGCCTGTACCATCCAGACATTGATGTGGTGTTCATTGAAGGACAGAAAGCACCTACTCCCCACAGTCTAGAAGCTTGGGGTATTAGACTAGGCAATAAGAAAATAGTATTCACTGACTTTGATGGTGGGTACACAGATGAGATGGCAATCTATTGTGAGCAAGATGTATTACTGCTGAAAGATTTGTATAATAAATTAAACAATTTATTGATGGCAGAAAAGTTTAGTAGTCAAAGCATTATGCTTGAGCATGAAGTTGCCATCATCTGCAAAGACATGGAAGAGAATGGCTTTGTGTTGGATGAAAGAAAAGCCATGTCTCTACATGCTACATTGTCTGGACGTATGGCTGACATTGAAACAAAAATGCAGGAAGTGTTTCAACCTATAGTTGAACAACGTATCAGTGAAAAGACAGGCAAACAACTGAAGGAAAAGGTGACAGTGTTTAACCCCGGCAGTAGACAGCAGATAGCTGAGAGACTGACAGGACTTGGTGTTGTGTTTAGTAAGCACACAGAGAAGGGCAATGTCATTGTGGATGAGACAGTGCTTGAAGGTATAGATATGCCTGAAGCTAAGCTTGTGGCTGAATATCTGATGATACAGAAACGTGTAGCACAGATAAGCAGTTGGCTTGAACTGGTACAACCTGATGGCAGGGTGCATGGCAGGGTGATTACGAATGGTGCAGTGACAGGTAGGTGTACACACAGCAATCCAAACATGGCACAGGTGCCTGCTGTTGGTAGTCCCTTTGGTGCCGAGTGCAGAGAGATGTGGACAGTGGGTAAGGGAAAGGTGCAGGTAGGTGTAGACCTATCAGGCATTGAACTTAGATGCTTAGCCCATTACATGCGTGACCCTGAGTGGCAGGATGAGTTGTTGAATGGTGATGTGCACTGGAAAAACACACAAGCCTTTGGTCTTGTACCTAAAGGAACTGTCAAAGATGACACCAATCCTGATCACAAGAAGTTTAGAAACCAAACCAAGACCATGACTTATGCCATGCTTTATGGGGCAGGTGCTGCCAAGATTGGATTGACAGCAGGGGTGTCAGCAATTAAGGGTAAGAAACTGATTGAAAACTTCTTAGACAACACACCTGCTTTAAAGAAACTGAAAGCGAAGATAGTGAAGCTTGGTAGTGGTGATACATTACCTGCCTTGGATGGTAGAATATTACGTATTCGATCACAGCATGCTGCATTGAATACATTGTTGCAATCTGCAGGTGCCATAGTTGCCAAGCGGTGGTTGATAGAATCTACCAAGGCATTGAAGGATGCTAACATAGATGCAAAGTTAATAGCTTTTGTACATGATGAAACCCAATGGGAAGTTGATGTGGCACAGGCACAACAAGCCATGTCCATCATTGAAGAGTCTGCTACCAGAGCAGGAGAAGTGTTACAATTCAGGTGTCCAGTGGATGCTGAAGGTAAGATTGGCTCTAACTGGCGTGAATGTCACTGACGTTACTAGTGTTTTTTAAACTAAGGAAAATTAAAATGGATGAGAGAAAGAAAATTAAAATTAAGTGTGATCTTTTTTGGGCACAGCTCAACAAGATGAATGAAATGTCTGGTGCCTACCAAGTAAACCTCTGCAATCTTTCAGATGCAGCAGTGCAGGGCTTAGAAGAAATGGGTATCAGTGTTTTAGAAGATGCTGAGAAGAAGGCTGACATGGGTAGATACATTACATGTAAGTCCAAGAACAGGCCAATGAAAGCTTTTGATGTAGACGGTGATGAAATCACTGAAGACATTGGTAATGGCAGCAAGGCTAAAGCTTTGGTGGGTTGTTATGCATGGACGTACAAGAACAAGAAAGGTGTTAGCCCATCTTTAACTAAGTTAGTAGTAACTGACTTGGTTGAGTACGCAGGTGCAGGTGGTATGGAAGCTGATGATGAGGATGTACTGTAATGAAACTTTCTTTACAGTTATCTATTGAAGAAGTAAATGTGGTGATTGCTGCTTTGTCTGAACTACCATACAAAACATCGAGTACTCTTATTCATTTGATTCAACAGCAAGCCTTTGAACAATTGAAGACTACTACACCTGTACCATTACCTGTACAAGAACTAACTACAGAATGATAGCTCTTATAGATAGCGACATTGTTGCCTATCGAATTTCCTTTGCATGTAAGGATGAGTCTTTAGTTACAGCTACTCATACAATGAATAGTTATATAGCAGACATCCTTACATACGGAGTGGATAATACTTTCACTGATTGCTTTGTTAATCAGTGGAAGTTTTATCTTACAGGGAAAGGTAACTTCCGTGAAGCTATTGCTAAGACAGCAGTTTATAAAGGGAACAGAACAGCACCTAAGCCTGCTCATCTAGCAGGACTTAGAAAACATTTGGAGAAAGAATGGGATGCTGTTGTTGTTCAGGGTGAAGAAGCAGATGATGCAATTGCTATTGAAGCTACAACATTAGGAGATGGTAATTGCATCATTGTTTCCCTCGACAAAGATCTAGATCAAATTGCTGGGTGGCATTACAACTTTGTTAAGAAGATTGGTTATCACATAGATGAACAGACAGGAATGTATTTGTTCTATAAACAAATCTTAACAGGGGATACGGCTGATAACATCATTGGCCTAAAAGGAATAGGACCTGCTAAAGCAGATCGTATTCTAGAAGACATAACAACAGAACATGATTTGTATAAAGCCTGTATAGAAGCATACGATGGTAATGAAGAAAGAGTTATTGAAAATGCTAAGCTTCTCTTCTTAAGACGTTATCCAAATCAAGAATGGCAACCACCTAAGGAAAAACAAAATGACAATGCCTAACACAGAATTACAACCCAATGATGTAGCCATCATCTTACGTCCTAAAGTTGAAGCAAATGTATGGACAGGAATGTATGATGTAATGATCAGCGGGTTTGGTCCAATTACAATCAAACCTGAAGACATGGATTCTATGATTGGCATTGCCATCCTCCTAGCTTCTGTCATCCCATTGATGGATGAGGATGAAGACATAGCAAGCATCATTCATAATTATTGTTCTCAACACTATTCAGATATGGTGGATGAAATTTCTTATGATGAAAAGCATGACAGCTTTGCTCCTGTAACTGTTGGAACACCCGGTGATTTATCTGTGGATACAAAGACCCATGGTGGAGTACACTGATGAAGGTAGATGAAACACTAGACCAACGGGGCAGACGTTATGGTGAGTACGCCACTCTATCTGCCACTAGCCAAGACTTAAAATCTATAGTTAGGAATGGTGCAAATTACCACATCCTTGAGTCTGAAATGATGGAAAGTTTAGATCTTATTTGTAATAAAATTGCAAGAATTGTCAACGGAGATTGTCATTACATTGATAGTTGGCATGACATTGCCGGTTATGCCAAACTTGTAGAGGATACACTCAATAAAAAACAAGGGGTTTTGTAATGATGATTACAGCAAAAATTGTTATAACTGCTATGTTTGATCCGGAAGAATTACCTATAACTTACACCAATGAAGAAGAATTAACTGAGGCCATAACAGAATGGATGGAATGTTCTTTGGATAGGCTGTATGCTGAAGATGTTGTTGTTAATAGTATTGATATTGAAGGCATGGAATGAAAAAAGAATTCAATGTCAATATAAGATATGCCTCTAATGGATTCATTGTTCGGTATGAGGAAGAGACTTTAGAATGTGAATTTGTTGCTGTGTCTCTAGAAGAAACTTTAGAGATAATAAAAGATATTTTTATAGAGCAAGAAATAAGTTCAGGATTTTCAAACATCTTAGTCAATGACCTCAAAGAATAAAAATGGTGGGCAATGGACTGATGCTAGGTTCAGAAGCTTTATCACTTCAGCATTAAGGGCAGCCTCCAGAAGGTGGCCTCCTAGATATGCTGCATTGAAAGAAGCTTTGTTCACTAGAAAGACCAACAACAAAACAGGTAAGCTTGCACAGCATTACAAGTGTGTAGAATGCTCTGGATTATTCGTAGCCACAGATGTTCAAGTTGATCATATACATCCGGTGGTAGATCCTGTAAAGGGGTTTGTTAGTTGGGATGTTTATATTGACAGAATGTTTTGTGAACTACATGGGTTGCAGGTGTTGTGTAAGGACTGTCATAAAATTAAGACAGATAAAGAAAAACTTGAAAGGAAACAGCGATGAATATCACGATGACTATGATAAAAGAAAACGAAGATGGCAGTGCTGACATGGCATTGGAAGTAGATGATGAAGCACGTAAAGTGTTAATCAATGCTGGTCTTATTAGTATGTTAACACAGTTTGTTGTACAGAATAAAGACTTGCTTCCCCCAGTAGAAGAAGAAGAAGAGTCTACTCAGTTAGATTGGATTGAAGAGATTGAAGAAGACGAAGAAGAAGATGAAGAAGACAACAATGTTTATGTTGCTTTAAACGAAGATCAAAAAGATGAAGTGGTTCTTCAAGAATTAAAGCGTGTGTACTCACATACATATGAGCATGGTTGTATGCATGCAGAAGATATTAAATTCTACAATGATACAAGAGCAGCAGTTGAAGTTATGCTACACTACTACATGACTACTCAAGATGCTGACGAATATATTGCAGAAATTGATTCGTATTATTCAGAAGAATAATGGTATAACTAAACCCCCCATTCCAAGGAGCTTCGGCTCCTTTTTTATCCCCTCAACTTTTCCTTAGGAGAAACTATGCCCGAATTCAAGGTTGAAATAGACCTGTCAAAAGATGCTTTGTTTGATGAACTAGGTATCCAGAGATTAAAAGAAAGTTATATGCGAGAAGATGAGAACAGTCCACAAGAAAGGTTTGCTTATGTCTCTAGTCAATTTGCTTCCAATCAAGAGCATGCTCAGCGCTTGTACAACTAT